TACATCAACAAGCAGGAGCAGAACTTCGAGATCGCACTGGCTGAGCACTGGATGGACATGGACGAGAAGGTGGTGGGAGATGCCGAAGAAACGGTCAAAAGCATCCGTGAAGGCCTTGCCGGAGGTGATTTGCCAAAGCGAATTTGCACTCGCCGGAATGTCAAGCGAGCCATGGAGTGTAAGTGCGCCAACAGGTGTTTCCTTCCGGACCCTGGGGCTGGATAACTCCCTCACCGGGACCGGGATTATTGTACTGGACCAGGACGGGAACATCGTCTGGCAGGAGACCATCGGATTTGGGTTGGAGAAGGATGCCCCGACGAGAGAGGTGCTTGAGCGGATCATCTACATCACGAACAGGGTCCTGTATGTCGTCCGAAAGTATGATGTTGAGTACGTTGCCGTTGAGGGCTATGCCTACGGAAAGACTTTTCGGAGAGAACAGTTAGCAGAGCTCGGAGGTGTGGTAAAAACGCAATTGTTCTTGTCAACTGGAATAGTTCCGGTTATTGTTGCACCTAGCACAGCAAGGGCTGTTGTTTTTGGAAAAGGGTGTGGCGGCATAAAGAAAGCGTTTGTCCGCCCGCTACTGAAAAACAAGGGTGTGAGCATCAAAGATCCAGATCAAGCAGATGCTTACGTCATTGCAAGATACTTGAGGTGGAGGGTCTTGACCGATGGCAAGAGGAATTAATATGTGGGGCGGTGCAGGGAACGTCGGTGGAGACATCCTTTTCGGAGAGACGAATGGCGGAGATCTCGTTTGCAACTATCTCCTGTTCGCAGAGGACAGGATGGGAAAGGTTACAAGAGTCCGTTGCAACGTGTATGGACCGCTGGTAGAGATTTGCCGGAAGAGACTGAAGCGAGGGTGCTATGTCGCCATCGAGGGCAGTCTGATGAACAGAAGCGATGGCTCTGAAGCCATCGAAGTTCGGTGCGAGACGATCGTTTTTGTGCCAGGAGGAAGACATGAGCGGAAAGAAGAAGAACCAAGAGAAGACGGAGAGTGTGGTTGAGGAGAGTGAGTCCGTAGCCGAGAAAGGCGTGGTTGAGGAGACGCCAGACAACGAAGAGAAAATGGAGTTGACGGTGCTTGACGGTGGTGCTGGGATTCCCGGCACGAACGTCGCTGCAAAGCTGGACAGTCCGGAAGAAGTAGCTGCCTGGAAGTTGCGCCAGGAGATCCAAGAGATCGTGCAGCAGATGGGAGACAACATGTTCTCCCTGTCTGAGAAGCTGTTCGAGGTCTATTCCCACATGACTTACCTGAAGTGGGGATACAAGACCTGGCGTGAGTACGTGGAGAGCGAGATCCAGTTCAAGCTGCGGAAAGCCCAGTATTACGTTTCGATTTGGAACTGGTTCGGGAATCTGCCCCAGGTGGTCCGGGACAAGGTGATGGTACTCGGCTGGTCGAAGGTGTCCGTGCTGGTCGGCATGGTCGATGAGGACAACGTGGACGAGTGGGTTGCGTTGGCGAAGGAGATGACCCACGAGCAGCTCATCCTGGAGGCGAAGAAATTCCTGAAGCCGCCCGAGGAAGAAGAGAGTAGCGGAGACAGCGGAGCCGAGAAGGTCGGCAGGCTGACCTTCGTTCTGTTCGACGAGCAGCGTGAAGTGGTCGAGAATGCGCTGGAACACGCTCAGGAAATGTCGGAGTCGGACAAGAAAGGGAACAACCTGTCCCTTATCTGCCAGGATTTCCTGACCTCGAACTCGGACGAGATGCCGACGCCGGACGTTCTGCTGGGACGGATTGAGCGGTTCACCGGAATCAGCCTGATCGGCGTGAGGATGGAAGACAAGAAGATTGTCTACGGCGAGAAGGTACTGGACAAGATCCTGGAGGAAGGGAAGAAGGGATAATCAGGTGGGGGTCCAGCCAAGCGGGAAGCCGATGGACGACTCGTTCAGGCCGCCCCCGCCGAAGGCGTATGGCGTGAGTCCGGTCTACGGAGCGAGAAGGTTGCTCCAGAGGATCGCCGAATTGTCTTATGAGGTCGAGATGCTCAAGGCGGAGAACTTGGAGCTGAAGGACAAGATTCTGTCAAAATGAGCGAAGGAGTCGGACATGAGTGATGGCCTGAAGATGGATGCGAAGCTGGTGGAAGATGAGCTGCGAGGAGTGAGAGCCATTCTCGGAGCATGGATGAAGGCTATCAGCGAGTCGAGGGCATCCGAAAAACAACTGGTCGATCTTGATGTGCATCACGGAGACGAGCTGAACGTAGACCAGATGCGTAGAGAGTTGTCGCTGTGCGCTGCAAAACTGGAGGCCATCGTAGCCTCCGAGGCATAGAACAGAGGACACCATGGGAATTTTCGTTGGATCAGCAGAGGTGCGGTCTTTTGAGAAGCGTGTGTCTGAGATCTTCAAGTCAGGGATGTTTTCGACTGGACCGCAGACAGATGAGGTTGAGAAGTCGTGGGAATCTGTTTTTGGGAATAAAAGCGTTGCGGTGAGCAATGGGACGACAGCCCTTGAGCTTGCTATGAAGTTTGCGTCACCGAAGAAAAGGCCTGGTGCAGTCTTGATGCCCGTCATTGCCCCGCCGATGGTTGCCTGGGCTGTGAAAAGGGCAGGCTATGAGGTTTTGATGTGCGATGTTGATCCAGTTCTCGGAGTCGCTGGGCCAGAGGAGATTGAGTCCAGGATAACGTGGTGCCGTCAACATGGCTTAGAGGTAGCTGGTGTTTTGGCAGTCCACAATGGCGGTGTGATTCACCCGAAAATCAGCTGGATTGCGGAGTTCTGCCGTGACCACGACCTGTGGATGGTTGAGGACTGTTCCCATACGCACTTCGCTACGATGAATGGGTCTCTTGCTGGCTCGTTTGGAGATGCCGCGGCCTGGTCATTTTACCCGACAAAGGTGATGATGACAGCGGAGGGCGGGATTGTCTCCTACCGGGATCCCGAGATGGCGCACAAGGCTATGGTGTTCTCGAACCAGGGCAAGGAGCGTGGAAGTGGAGTTTTCGGTGAAGATGGCTACAATCTCAGAATCGGAGAGTTTTCTGCTGCTCTGATTGCCTGTGAGATTGAGTTTATGGAAGACATCATCGGTCATCGAAGGATGGCTGCCGAGATCTACTCGGAGATGAAGATTCCGAAGGTGACTGAGAAAAGCATTGTTCAGACCTCAGTGAAGGGGCTCAGTTCGACGTTCTACAAGCACACCATCATCACTGACCTACCGCTTGAAGAGGCCAAGAAGAAGCTCAGTGGCCTCATGTCTGGCGACACATACCACTTTCTGCTCAGCAGCAGCGGTTTGTTCAACGGTGCCCTCAAGTTCTCTTCGTCCCACATCAATTTGAAGTATTTGAGGGACATGAGCGAACAGGATTTTGCTGAGATAGCCAAGAAAATCGAACTAGTTCTAGGGTGAGACATGTCAGAAATTGGATTCCACAAGATACTTTTGTTCCCGGAGAAGCTGAAGAGGGTCATGGATGTTTCTGCCGAGAAGGTAGATCCAACGTATCCGATCGTCGTTGAGTTGTCGCTGACCAACAAGTGTAACCAGAATTGCATGTGGTGTAGCGATGCTAAATTGAGGAGGGATCACCCCGGATCGCTTGACTTCGATGTCGTGAAAAAACTGTTTGTTGACTTGAAGAATGGTGGGGTCAGGGGAATCACCATTGAAGGCGGTGGAGAGCCAACGGTTTACGACGAGTTCAATGAAGTCGTGAAGATGGGCCACGAGCTCGGGCTAAAACTTGGTCTTATTACGAATGGCGTGAAGGGCGTGGACAAAGAGCTCGCAGGCATGTTCGAGTGGATTCGAGTGAGCCTGGATGCCACGACCAGGGAAGAGTACAAGACGTGCAAGGGGCTCGATGCTTTCGACAAGGTTATCGAGAACATCGCCCTGATGACTGACCTGGCAGACACGGTTGGCGTTGGGTTCGTGGTTTCTACTCAGAATTCGTCCAAGCCACGGGAGCTTGTGAAGCTGGTCAAGGAGGCAGGTGCCGACTACATTCACTTCAGGCCGGTCGTAGACGCTCCAGCAGTCGCCTATCATGGAGACCTGGGTGGGGTTTGTGAAATGTCCTCTCCTGGATTCGATGTGATGTGTGATGCAATGATAGAAAACCGGGTCAGGGGCAATGGTGGAGTCCCGTGCCGAGCGCATTCGCTGCACTCAGTCATTGCGGCCGATGGAGGTGTGTATATTTGTGGTCGGCTGAACGTGTACAACTGGTGGAAGCCAATTGGTGACATCAATCAGAGCAGCTTCGCAGAAATTTGGGCAAGTGACATGCGGGCGAGTCAGAACTGCTCCCTCATGAGCGGTGAGTTTTGCTCAAGGTACTGCCTGGAGTGTAGGATTTCTAAGTTCAATGTTGAAATAGACAAGGCTATTGGTGCAAAAACAAAGAACTTTTTGTAGTTTATTAGTTTATTTTTACTTGACAATCCATGTTTGCTTTGCTACATTACACTAACATCAAACATGGAGGTGTAAACATGGGTTGTCTTGAGCTGTTTCGGGACCAAGATCCTGATGTTGTCAGGGTCGAGGCACAGAGTGGAGATGTTTTCGATGTTGTTGGAGGTGTTTGCACATGTGGCGCAAGTGATTGCACACATGCCAGGGCCGCCAGGGATTATGTGTCGAAGGCGAGAAAGATGCGCTACCTGTCAAAGTCCGCATTCCACAAGGAGTTGAGGACCGGCAATGTAGCCAGGGCGATTGGATTTGGAAGGATTTGTGAGAGGTTCAGGCCTGGAGAGGCGAAGAGGTACATGAGGAAGATTCTCACAGAAGAGACGAGAAATGCCGACCTCCTCGTCGAGTTCTACAAGCATTCGCCTTCTGATTGGGAGGTGCTGTGCGAGATGTTTTGTCGGTCGAAGAAGGACTGGCAGCTTGGGTGGACGATGGGGTGGTTCAGCCGTCCGTGGATTGAGGTTCTGTACAAGTTCGACGGTCTCCCTGTCCATATTGAGTGGCCAGCCGATGTGTATGGGTACTCGAAGGACTTGATTGAGAGGGGAGACCTTGACAGGCTGTATGAGCTTGTAGTGTGCGCGGGCGTCGGTGCTGGCGAGTACAAGGATGAAAAGAAGTTGCTTCGGGATGCCATGTGTGACGCGCTTGATAAGAGCGGGCATCCGATGGCAGGTGCCTCGATATATTTGAGGACGATGTACAATGATGAGCTGAGTGTAGTGTTCGAGATGCTTTCCGGCGTCTGGAAGAGTGAAGCGAACGATTACGCTCCTCCTTTCGGCGACTATGATGTTCCGTTTGAGGTGCCTGCCTTCATGGATTATGTCCATGACCAGCACACCCTCACCGGGAAGGCCAGGATGAAGGCGGTCGGCGGACAGATAAAGGCTGGTGAGCCTTCGCCGAAGGGAATCGACCTTCGGTTGTCTGGTGCCGACGCTGGAACGGTCTGGAGGCTTGAGGCAATCCAAAAGTTCGGTACGATTGATGTTCCGTGGGAGGATGTCATGCTGGATAGCGATTTTGCCATGAAGGTGAATCAGGTGTGCGAGAAGTGGTATCGAGATTGGGATGGTAGTCCTCGGGAGGTGGCGTGGTGAGCGAGTTTTCGTCGTTGAAGATTCTTGGAGCTGCTTGTGGCGAGCCACGTCCCGTCACTCTTGAGCTCCATCCGACCAACAGGTGCAATTTCAACTGCCCGTGGTGTGTTGATAGCGTAAGGCGGGCAGGGAAAGAGGACTTGTCACTTGATGTGATCAAGTCCGTTCTCACTGGGTTCAGGAATCTCGGTGGTCTTGGAGTTGTGTGGGAGGGAGGTGGAGAGCCTACTGTCAGCAGCCATTTTGTTGACGGGATTGTTTTTGCAAAGAGCATTGGTCTTGCGAGCGGAGTAACTACGAATGGGTCTGCGTTGTACAAGCCCGATGTTGCAGATGCCATAGTTGATTGTGCCGACTGGTGCAGGGTCAGTTTTGACGCCTGGGACATTGATTCGCATTCGGTGTCGAAAGGTGTGAGCAGAAAAATGTCTGAGCGGGTTGTTGACGGGATGAGGTCGATTTCCAAGAGGTTTGGAAACCTTGGATTTTCGTTTGTGATGTGCGATGACAACTACAAGTTCATAGGCGATGCGGCTGTTCTCGCCAGGGATCTTGGGTGCAAGTACATTCAGTTCAAGCCGATGTTGTTTGAAGGCAAGACCTACTGGTCTCCTGGGAGTGATTTCGATGGGTGCCTTGACAGGGCCTATGATGTGGATGGAATAGATGTCCACGCATCTAGGCTGTCAGGAAAGGCGAATTCTGCCAGGTTTTCTGAGTGTACTGCCCATGAGTTTGTCGCGCACGTTGATGCTGCTGGCGATGTTTGGATTTGCTGTGCATATGCGTCCCTTGTTGGGAATCTACCTCACGACAAGTCAGATCTTGTTTTTGGCAATGTCAACGAAGAGGAGTTTGAGTATATCTGGAAGAACAGGCGCGGGCGGATCTCAGGGCTTGCAAAGACGAGCGACTTTTTGTCGAAGTGCCCAAAGTGCAGGTTTGGTGAGTACAACGAGATTCTTGGATCTATTGGCCGTGAGGTTCGGTTTCTGTGAGGAGTGATTATGACTGGAGAGACACATTCTGCTGAAATGGTGTGGCTACTTGGGTCACTGATAGGACTGGTCTGGTGGCCCGGTCAGCTGTACACGCTGGCCAAGAGGAAGACATCAGTTGAGCACAATATCGTTGCGTGGATTGTGGCGACAGTAGGGCAAACATGTTCTGTTATCGCAGGGCACCTGTTTGACAACCGCATGTTGTTTTGGACGATGGTTGGGTATTTGGTGCTTCATCTGTCCCTGTTGTCCGTGATCGTTTGGTTTAGAGTCAACCCAGGAGTTAGTCATGTTTGTAAGTCATCTCAGTAGTTTTTCGGCGGACTGCAAGTCGATTGGTTGTGACAAGTGCTGTTTTTATGGTGAGGGAAAGGGCGCTCCAGTTCCGAAGACAGAGGCAGATTCACTCGGTCTCGCTGTTGAGCCTGGTGCCGATGGGATGACTTTGCTTCTTCAGAAAGAATCTGATCGAGGCATGTGTTGTGCCCATTTGGGTGACGACGGATGCACTGTTTGGGACAAGAGGCCGTTTGTGTGTAGGTACTGGCCAGCGATGCTCTATAAGGGTGAGGTAGTGTTGAGCGTGAAGTGTCCCTACGTTTACAGGACTTTTCTTTCGAGGATCGACGGTCAAGACGGGTTCACTCCAGATGACATCGAGATGTTTTCTAGGCTTCGGGATTCGATGAGGGCTGAGATCCCAAAGGAGCTAGAAGAGTTGTGGAACCACGACATTTCCAAGTGGCCAATTGTAGTGAAAATAAGGATTTAGAATGTTTCGTGTTGAGAAGTGGTGTTGGCAGATAGATTGGGATCAGTTCGTTGACAGATCTCCGATGGGGACGATCTTCCACAAGATTGGGTTCTTGTCGTACCACGGCAACAAGTTTTCAGATGCTTCAATGGTTGTATTCGATGGGTCTCGTCCGGTTGCTGTTTTCCCTGCTGCTGTCGCTGGAGGGTCCGTTTGCAGTCACCCTGGGTCCACTGTTGGTGGAGTTGTGTTCCACCGAAGGCTGTCTCCAGAAGACCTTGGTGAGGTTGTAGACGCCCTTGTTTGTAATTACAGGGATGCTGGGTATGAGTCAGTTCTCATCAGGGGTACTCCTGGGGCCATGTGCCGAGAGAGGGTTATGACGGACTTTTTCACTCTTGGCAAGCACGGTTTCAATGTGTCCAGGCTTGATTTGTGGTCTGTGATCACAGGTGACAGCAAAATGTCATCTGCCAAGAAGCGCGGTGTAAAAAATGCTCGGAAATCCGGCCTTGAGTTCACAGAAATTGGCGTAGACGAGTTCTACCGACTGCTTTCAGACGTTCTGCGGCACAGACACGGCATTGAACCTCACCACACCCCAGAGGAGATCGCGATGCTCGTCAGAATGTTCCCTGGCGATTTCAACCTTGTTGGTGTGATGTCCGATGGTGTTCTTGTTGCTGCGTCTATGGTCGTGTTTTTGAATGATGTTGCTGCTCATGCTCACTACATCGCCTCTTCTGCTGATGGCAACAGACTCCATGCGTGTGATTTGCTCATTCATGAGTGCTGCAACATGGTGTTTGGTTCTGGACGCAAGGTGCTGACTCTCGGGTCGGTCACATATTACGGAGACTTTGCCAGCGACGGACTGTTCAGGTTCAAGACTGGTTTTGGCGCAGGAATTGACATGCACCCCTTTTACGAGGTTGGTTTGATATGAGACTGCTTCTGCCCCTCAGTGGGCACCCAAAGCTGCACAAATGCGGAGAGTGGAACAGCATTGAGCAGATTATTCATGACTGTTCAGACATGGCTTACTTCTATGTTGTGGTCCCGAAGGGTGCAGTTCTGACGAATGGCAGCCTTCCGAACACCACGGTTCTTCGATCTGGAGTTGACGACAATTACTGGTTTTTCAGGGATGTCTCAGAGTTTGCGAACATCAATGACGGGAAGAATGTTGTCGATGCCGCAGCAGTTTCGATGCCAGAGATGGCTGCTGGTCTCGATTTGTTTTGCAATGAGCAGGGGTTCAAGAACGCTCCGTTCAATCTTCCGATAGTCATTTGGCACACGATGTTTTGGGTTTTGAGGAAAAATCAGTGGAGGTTCTTGTGCCCTGCCCATCACAATCTGTTCATCAGTGATGCTGGCAAGAAAAGTTATGCCAAGTTTATCAGGGAGCACTTTCGACCGTCCGTGGCCGCAGGGTTCATTGATGCTGCCGGTGTCGAGACGTTTGTTGGTCGCCCAGGCGAGATTTCAAGAAAGGCGCAAGAGGTTGAGAAGTACGAGCGACCTACGGTGATTTATGGTTCTCGCATGAACGAGATTCACAACCCGTTTTTGGCTTTTGAGATCATTGAGGCTGCTTATAGGGTTGGCGCTGATTTCGATCTAATTGTCACGACTCCGGATGTGAAAGTTGACAAAAAGATTTCAGATTTTGTCGAAAAAGCTGGAGGTGAGCTTCACACCTCTTGCGGGATGGATCGCTACCAGGATTTTCTTGTGAGGTCGCATGTGAGTGTCACCACAGGGGATGCAGAGGCACCGACGTATGTTGTTGAGGGCCTGGCAGCCAGGGTTGCTGTTGTCGCAGAGAGAAGCCAGTTCAATTTCTCGGTATTGGATTTTGACCCAGAGTATCCGTGGGTTTTTCGAACTGCCGATGAGGGCAAGGCGATGCTTATTTCGATGCTCAAGAATCTTGACGAGAACCGTGCGGAGATCGAAAGAAATGGATATTGGGACTCGAAGATTGAGGAACTCGACGAGAGGAAGTGCAACAGGCGTTCGATCATGTGGATTCGTGACAAAGTGAGGTCGTTCAAACGTAGGGAGAGTGGAGGGATGGGCGGGAAAAGAGCTTTGAGATTTGCAAGGACTCTTTCCATGCTGGATGGAGAAGCAACTCTCAGCGAGGTTGTTGCAAAAGTTGAGTCAGATGGTGTCCTTGTAAGAAAAGAGAGAATCGGAAGGTGGATCACCAGAAAGCTGATTCACGACATGCTTGTGTCCAATCCGTCTATTACGGATATGTGCGACGATGCTGAGCCGCGGTACGTCATGGATTTGGACGAGTATCGGAAGTGGGTTGAGAGCAGAAAAGAGTCTGGAGACGATCAAGATGATTGATCTTTCCTCTAAGAGGTTGCTGGTAGTAGCGCCCCATTTTGACGACGAAGTTCTAGGATGCGGTGGTGTTCTTGCTGGATTAGGCGAGTCTGCTGGAGTCGCGTTTGTGTGCGGAAGGACGTATGGCCACGAACCGTCGAAGTCAGAAACGGACATCGCTCTCGGCCAGTCGGAACGTGCCAGGGCTATTCTTGGGTATGGACATTCGTGGTTTGGGTCGTTTTATGATGAGTACCTTCATGAGCATAGGGTCAAGCTCCTTGAGTACATCGAAGGCGTTCGTGACCAGTTCAACCCAGACGTTGTGATGATCCCTAGTAGGCGGGACATGCACCGCGACCACGTTGTCGTGTTCGAGGAGGCTGTTGTTGCTTTCAGGGACGTTGGCTTGCTTTTGAGCTACTATGTTCCGTCTGGGTCCGACAGGTCTTCTGGATACAACCAGTTCGTGCCCAACGTGCTCGTTGGTCTTTCCCCTGGCGCTGTCGATAAGAAGGTTTCCGCGATGAGCTGCTATCTTCGTGAGAGCAGGGACTTTCCAAGCCCAAGGTCTCCAGAGGGGATTCGATGCACGGCCAAGTTTTTTGGGATGACCGCTGGGAAACACAATGGAGCAGAGCCGTTTGAGCTCATAAGGGTTGTTGCGTGATTCGCGCTGATGTTCAGCTAGAACTGGAGGAGTGAGATGAGTGAAGAAAGAGTGAGGGTGTCAGACGATGCTGTTATCCAGCACGTCGAAGTTGCGAAGTTGATTCCAAACGAGTCCAATCCCAATGAGATGACGGGGGCCGAGTTTGATCTTCTAACCGAGTCACTTGAGGAAGACGGCATCTTGGATGTGCTTGCGGTTGTCCCGCTCAGCGACGGTCAGTTCAAGATTGTTTCTGGAGAGCACAGGTGGAGGTCTGCCAGGGTGCTTGGGTGGGAGACTGTTCCTGCTGTTGTGTTGTCTGGCGAGAAGTGGAAAGACGACGATTTTCAGAATGCAGCCATGGTGAAGATGAATGTCCTTCATGGCAACATGTCCCCGGACAAGTTCTTCAGGCTTTGGCGTGACATGAATACAAGGAAGAAGTCGGACGTTATTCAGAAGATGATGGGGTTCGCTAAGAAGGAGAGCCTTGAGAAGTTGATTGGTAGTTACTCCGATAAGATGAAAAAGGCTGGTGTACCGAAGAAGAAGATCAAGGAGTTTGAGGACGCAACGAAAGAGGTTGAGACTGTCGAGGATCTGAACAACATCCTTCATCGCATCTTCAGGAAGGCAGGTGACAATCTGAAGAGTAATTTCATGGTTTTTACCGCCAAGGGTGGTCGCTATCTCTACGTGATTTGCGATGATCTGCTATGGAAGGCGGTCAAGGAGATGACGGATCACATGGAAGAGTTTGAGCTCAACGCGCAAGAGGTGTTCTCTCAGTTGATGGAGAACTGGAAAGAGCTCCCGTGTTTTGGTGGTAATAAGCCGAAGGACGGTAAAGGCAAGAAGTGAATCACCGAAGCTGATGATTCGCAGACGGTCGTGGCTTGAGTAGAAGGCGACACGATGGTATGATTACATCAAGGCGGTGAGAGATGACCAGCGAAGGGAAAGGCAAGAGGCCCTCTGTAAAAAGACCCTCCGGAAACAAGTTCAAGAAGCTGAAAGAGATGAGGTGCTTCAAGTACATGGACAGGAGGATTCGTGCTGGCTACCCACTGATCGACATTGCTCGGTATGTCCAGCAGGACAGAGAAGAGTACACCGATGTCAAAGAGGACAGTTTGGTGGCCGTGCTGTCCGAGTTCAGAGAAGCGATTCCACCTGGAGAGATTGTAGCCCAGCAGATGCCGCAGGCGTTTGCGAAGGCGGAGAAAAAGCTGGAGGATGGGATTGACGAGCTGACGGAGATGGCTGATGCGTATCGACTTCAAAAGCTCAGGGTTGTTGGGTTCCAGATGCAGGAGGAGGATTTTGGGCTGGCTCTGCCGAACAGACAACTCACTGGCGACATCGAGCTGTTGATGAAGATGCTGAAGGTAAGTCTTGACATGAAGATGGATCTCGGGATGACGAAACGGCACCTCGGAGAGATGTCGATGGAGTCCAGGGTATTCGAGATGGCCAAGGAGCGGTTTGGGGAGAAGGTTGCGAAAACGCTGTCGGATTCTCAGTCTCGACGGAAGATCATCAGCCTGGTAGACAAGATCAAGCGGGTATCTGACGCAGATGAAGCGAAACAAGAGGCAGAGGAAGCGTCGTGATTGTAAAGAAGGACGGAAGGAGCAGGTCAGTCCGGACGTTCGACGAGGAGCTGGCGATCTTCGAGCGTGATGTGGGGGCTCTCACGGATCGAGAGAAAGAGGCCCTGATGGCGATCCTGGCGGAGGCCGACCGCGAGGGGACCATGGATCTGTACACCGCGGTCAACGAAGCGGAGTACGAGACGATCCCGGTAGGAGTTGAGGAATTTCTCAGAAGCGACTATTTCATGGGGGACACAGGGAAGAATCTGTATCCGATCCTCATGGACGAGATGGTTGAGTTGTTTGATGGTGGATATTCTGAAGCGATTTTGACCGGCAGCATCGGCTACGGCAAGACCTTCTTCGCAGCACTGGCCATGATGTACGTCCTGTACCAGATGAGCTGTCTGCGACACCCACAGAGATCGTATGGAATTGACGAAGGGTCAGCCATTGCCCTGGCTATGTTGTCAGTCACAGAGAAGTCGGCGACGAGGGCCGTCTTTCGAGAGATTGTGAACAAGCTGGAGGCCAGTCCGTATTTCACCGAGATGTTCCCGTTCAATGTCCACACGTCTGAGGTGAAGTTCCTGAAGAAGCAGCTCATCATGGTGGCCGGTTCAACGTCGGCGAATTCAGTCTTGTCTCTGAATATCTTTGGTGGGATTGTCGATGAAGCGAACTTCATGGGACAGAACAAGACGATCAAGCAGAAGGCGTCCAGGGTAAGGTGGGCTCACATTGACAAGGCAGAGACGATTTACAACACGATCATGAGGAGGATGAAGTCCAGGTACATGCAGTCTGGAAAGCTGCCTGGGCTCCTGATTATTCCGTCGTCCAAGACCGTGCTGTCCAGCTTCACCGAGAAGAGGATTGAGGAGTCGCTGGACGATCCAAGCATCTTTGTTCTGGACTACGCCACCTGGGACGTGAAGAAGAGGAGTGGTCAGTTCAGGAAAGAGCGGTTCAAGGTGTTGGTTGGGAACGAGCGGATCCGGTCACGAATCCTGGATCCAGATGAGAGTTCAGAAGACTTTGAGATGATCGAGGGGGTCCATGTGATTGACGTGCCCATGGACTACAAGAGGGACTTCGAGCGGAATCTTGAGGATGCGATCAGGGACATCGCCGGAATGTCCACGTTCGGGATTTCGCTGTACTTCCAAAGAAGAGAGATGTTGGCGAAGATGTTCCAGAAGCCAGACGATGTTATGGATCATCCTTTTTCGGTTGGCGAGTGGCAGACCGATAGGCCAGGGGAGTTCGTGTGGGGACGGATTGTCAAGAGGGTGAGGACGAGATTGCCTGGTGGGTTTCATGAGGACGGCTGGGAGCCGATTCTAAACCCGCAGGCACCGCGGCATGTGCGTCTGGATCCATCGCTCACTGGAGATGCGACTGGAGTTGCTGTTGGTCACATAGCTGGGCAGACTGAAGTGGTGCGCCGCGACATCAACGGTGTTGAGTACAACGAGATTGCTCCGAAGATCGTGATCGACTTCGTTCTCAGAGTGGTTCCGCCACTCGAAGACGAGATCATGCTCGGGACGGTTCGTTGGCTCATCTATCAGTTGCAGGCGCATGGGTACAATATCGCATATGCAAGCTCTGACAGCTACCAGTCGGCCGACACCAGGCAGAAGCTAAAGCAGAAGGGAATCGAGGCCGAGATTTTCAGTGTTGATGCTGACACGCAGCCGTATCAGACATTGAAAGTGGCGATCTACGAGGAGAGGGTGGCCTGCTACCCGTACCCGATTCTGCTAGACGAGCTGAAGTTTCTTGAGTATGATGCGCTCAGAGGAAAAGTAGACCACCCGGATGACGGCAGCAAGGACGTAGCAGATGCAGTTTGTGGGTTGGTGTACAGCTTGACCACGAAGGGCAGGCAGATGCCGCTCCCTCCAACGATGGGAGGACAGTCCGATGACAAGAAGGAAAATGATTCATGGGTCACAGGTGGCTGGAGTCCTGTTGATGACGGCGGTGGAAAAGGCAGTGGCGGCAACGATGACGGTGGCGGTCTTCCGCCTATTCCAATTCTGACGGGGTAGATCATGGGCTTCATGCAAGGCGTAGCATCTAAGGTTCGAGATTTTTTCGATAGAGAACCAGAGGCGATTGCTCAGACGCTTCCGAAGTCAGGGAGGATTTCTGAAAGACCCGAGATGGGTTATGCAAACATGCTCAACTCGCATGGGTACGAGGATCTGAGAGAAGCGTTGTCGATAAAACAGTCGTTGCTGGATCGGTTTATCGACTACGAGAACATGGAGGATTATCCTGAGATTTCGGCGACTTATGATATTTATGCTGATGACGCAACACAGCCGGATTTTCTTACTGGAAGGTCGCTCTGGGCAACGTCCAAAGACAAGAGTATCGAGGACGATCTGAACGACATGCTGCACAAGCGTGTGCAGGTGGAAGATGATGTGTGGCCACTGGCTCGAACGATCGCCAAGTACGGAAACGTGTATGGCGAGAACCTTGTCAACGAGACTGGAGTGATTGGAGTCAATTTCTTGCCGACTCCGACGTGTAGAAGGATCGAGCGGGAGAACGGGTTGTTGATGGGGTTTGTGCAGGACACGAAGGGTGAGTTCAGGATTGGGCCGGAGGACTTCCAGGCCCTTCTCAAGAGTTCACTTGGCGGTGGCCCGTCGTCTGCGAGGGTTGGGCAGTCCACAGTTACGGTTTACGAGGATTGGGAAGTGACGCACTGGCGGCTGATGTCCAAGCACCTTCGGTCGGTTTACGGATATGGGATTGGCGAGCCAGCCAGGTGGATCTGGAAGCGGCTGATGATGCTGGAAGACGCCATGCTGATCTACAAGCTGACGAGAGCACCGTCGCGGTATGCCTTCTACATCGACACAGGTAGTTTGGACCAGCAGCGCGGCCTGGCCTATGTGAACAAGGTCAAGTCACACCTCAAGAGGAAGAAGTTCGTCAACCCGCTGACCGGCAGACCTGACATGAAGTACAACCCGCTGTCACAGGATGAGGACTTCTTCGTTCCGACTACTGGCGGGAGAGACTCGACCAGGATTGAGACGCTGAGCGGACCCGACTACCAGTCGATTGAAGATGTGGAATACTTCCAGCAGAAGATGTTCTCAGCTCTGAAGGTTCCGAAGGCGTATCTCGGAAAACTCGAAGAGGCGTCAAAGGCCGTGCTGTCCCAGGAGGACGTTCAGTTTGCTCGCACCATCATGCGGATTCAGCGCGTGATCAAGAACGGGTTCAAGAAGGTGTGCCGGGTTCACTTGGCGGCGAAGGGGATTGCCCCGAGCTCAGTGGACTACGAATTGAATATGACCACCCCGAGCACGATCTTTGATTTGGCAAGGATGGAAGTGTGGTCTGCACAGTCCGACCTGGCTTCGAGGATGGGCGAGATGGTTCCTGTGTCGTGGATTCTCCAGAACGTCTTTCACTTCAGCGAAGGAGAGACAATTGATCTGATGAAGGTCAAGGATGAGGAGACTGTCAGACAAGCGGTAGTTGATGCAGAGGCCCAGGCCAAAAGCACAGAGATCACCATGTCAGCGGAGCAGAAGTTCGAGGGCGGCGAAGGGGTTATAACTCACAAGCAAGCAGTCAAGGATAGGTCTTTTGAGAAGGCGATGACGCTCGGGATTACGAGGGATGGGGAAAAGAAGCTCGACGCCAAGATTGCAAAGTTGTTCGCTCAGAACTCAGACATTGCCAAGAAACTCGCCAAAACAAACATGTTTCTCCAGGAAGTTCGCAGCACAATGAAGTCGAGGATTGCAGCGTAGCGTCATGTAGTGCAAAAAGGTACTTGACAGGGTTGGCTCACTTTGCAACGATTGCCCGTGTTAGGACACTGACTGCACAGAAACACCATTGTAATAAATGCACAGTGAGAGGAACGTGAAATGGGAAAACAGACTAAGGTCGCCGATGTTTTCATCCCGTCAAGGGTGTTGGACGAGCTGGTGAAGGGTTGTCACGAGTCTGTTGTTCCGGCTGTTCGCAAAGCAATCGAAGAAGACAGTGAGTTGTTCGAGGGCGAGAATGCCTCCCTGATTGCGACGTTCCAGGGATACGCTTTCGCAGCCACCGAGTCCGGAAAATTCTACCGTGTTCGATACCATGTCAAGGAAGACGTGGCGTCCCTGTACGACGCAGCCACAGTAAAGATTCCGAAGATCAGCAGGAAAGACGCCCCCAAGCACATCAGGGGAGAAGCACGGAAAGTCGTCCAAGAGATGTTGAGCGGCAAGGACTCACGCAATCACTTGCACGAAATCGCCGCAGCCATCTTCAGCGGAGTGTCCGTGACCCATGAGGGCGCAGGTGGGTACATCATCGAGCGGCTTGGTGGCGAGAGGCGCTGGAAGATTTACATTGAAGACCCGAGCCCGATGGTGTCTGAGTTTGTTGAGTTCGATACCAAGAAGTTCGCAGCCGAATCCAAGCCCAAGTTCAAGTCGATTCTGTCCGGTGACTATGATCCCTCGAAGGTGGAAGAATACAGGAAGATCGCAGTCGGATCCCTCAAGGAGATCCAGGAACGGGTTAGCGACATCGCCCGTTTGTCCGGCATGACCGAGGTGAGCTCGTTTACACTCAAGGCGGATTGGCGGCGTGAAGACAGCGGGATGATGGTCGGAGAGTTTCGTGAGTTCCTGATTGACTTCGCCGATGATGCTCGCGGGTTGTCTGAGGATCTGGAGTCATACCTGTCGGTGGCAGACACAGCCCCGCTGGAGGCCCTGGCTTCTTTGCATGACACCGTGGCAGTGGCGATGGAGAGAGTGGAGCTCGCTGGCAAGTTCGTGAAGACGTTTGCAACCCGTTTTGAGGCGGTCTAGCCGCCATAGATTGCGGAGGAAGACATGAATAGCGGTAAAAAAGTCCAATCCATCGAAGAGGATTTCAGGTCGATGGGAATGGACCCCAAGGAAACGATGAAGGTGTTGGAAGCAGCGACCGATCAGCTGGACCACACGTACATCCCGGACGCCAGCGGCAAGAAGCGTGGCGAGGGGCAAGGACTGTCCGAGCAGATCGACAACACCCTGCGGAAAGCCTTTGGGATGACAGAGGATGTCGATGCCCAGGACGAAGAAGAAGTGGTCGAGGGCGCGAAGGTTGTCAGAATCAAGAAGCGCCGTGGGGCCAAGGCCGGAAAGCAACGCCGGATGGCCAGGAAGTCCTACAAGAAGAATCGCTCCAAGCTCAAAGCCAAGCGCAAAAAGGTCCGGAAGACTGCCAAGTTCAAGAGGCGGTCGAAGATCCGTG